GAGTATGATAACACAAATTTTAGTATGGTTCATAATGAGTTATGGATTAATGAACATTATGGTCTACGGATCAATTTTTCAAGGATTAAGAGATTTTTTAAAAAGATGGGGAGATAATAAACAATTGCCTTTTAACTTTTTAGGTAATTTCCTATCAGGACTAATTAATTGCCCACTTTGTTTTTCAACATGGGGTGGATTTGTATTATCTTTATTGATATTCTCACCAACAAATCATATATTTAACACACCACTAACCTACTCTTGGTTCTTTGATGGTATTACATCAGCAGGAGCTGTATGGGCAATAAATGGTATAATAGAATGGTTTGAAGAAAATAGACCAAGTAATAATAATTAATAATTTATAAAATGGGAAAATCGGCAAAAGAACACAGAGCAAAAGTTGCAAAAAGAAATGCAAAAGTAAAAGAACAAAAATCAGGAATGCAAAAAGCCTTTGATTTATTACTTCAACAACAGATTGATAAAATGAAAGAAGAAGAGATTAAAGCTCAGGTTGGTGATCAAGATTTAAATATGGAGATTGTTGAAGATAGAGTTATTGACCATGCGTTTAAATTCACACCTAATGAGGACGAATCTGCAAAAATTAATAAAGAATTTGAAGAAACAGAAGAAGAACAAAAATAATGAATGGACTTGTTCAACCCACCAAAATTATTTAATTACAAAATCATGATAAAAGATTTGGACTTCTCTTTATACGAAAACCCAATTATACAAGTTGTTTGGGAAGATTTGCCTGAAAACTTTACACAAGATAAGATTAAAAGTGTTAAACATTACTTTTCAAAAAAATATAACACAACGAATGTAAATGTTTTAACAAAGGCAAAAACTACTCAAAATGAAGATATGCAATCTATTGATGTTTCAGTTAACATCAGTGATGTGAATTATCAGTTGGATCTTTTAAAAAACTTTATTGAGTCTAAAGGATATAAAGACAAAACAGATGATGTGTTATCAATCAATAAAATGGTTGAAAATAAAATGGCTGGTGATGAAGAAAACCAATCACAATTCAAAAAGTGGTATATTAGAAACATTGAATTCTCAAACTTTCTATCATATGGTGAAAATCAAAAGTTAGATTTTGATAAATTAAACGGAATTGTTGTGGTTGAATCTGATCCACCAAACTTTGGGGGGAAAACAGTGTTAACCGTTGACCTCCTAATGTTCTTATTCTTTAATGAAACCACAAAAACAACAAAGGCGGAAGAAATATTTAATCGATTTACAGATAAAGACAAAGTACATGTAAAAGGTGAAATAACAATTGATGGTGAAGACTATGTAATTGTTAGAAACATTGAAAGAAAGTTATCCAAAAAAAATGAATGGAATGTTAAAACCGAATTGGACTTTTTTAAAAAATTATCTGACGGAACATTACTGAACTTCACTGGCGAACAAAGAAGAGAAACCGAAGCGTTTATTAAAACCTCAATTGGAACAAAAGAAGATTTCTTAATGACAATCTTAACCACAGGATCTAACCTTGAAGAATTATTGGAATCAAAACCAACCGCAAGGGGTCAGGTGTTATCTCGTTTTATGGGTCTTGAGTTTCTGAAGAAAAAAGAAGAGGCGTCAAAAGAAATTTATTCTGAGTTCTCAAAACAAAAGTTGTCAAACATATATTCATCTGAAAAACTAAAAGACGACATAACAACTCACGAAACATCAATTCAAACACTAAAAACTCAAATTTATGAGAGTAAAAAAGATTTATCAAATGTTGAAGACGCAATAGTAAAAGGTAAGTCTTATCGTGATGATATGTTGAAACAAAAACATACCAACATAGATCAAGAAATTAGTAGATTGAATCCTACTAAAACACAAGAGGAAATTAATGTAATTGATTTTGATAAGAAAGGTTATATTTCCAAAATAAAAGAACTAAAAGTGGTTGAACCAAGTGAGTTTTACCATGAGGATAAACATGATGAGGCTAAAGATCAATACAACGAGTTTTATAAGAATGTAGTTCAGATTGATACTGAAATTGCAGCAATTAATAAGTTGAAATCTGAAGTTGAGGGTGGTATTAAGTGTGAGCACTGTGGAATTGAGTTAATGAACGCAACAATCACAAATGCAAAAATTGCAGAATTAGATGGACTTATCGTGCAAAAAACCACAAAAACAACATTTATGCAGGATTTATCCCGCAAAGAACAAAGTTTTGTTCAGTTGAAAAAAGAGTTTGACGAATACGAAAAAAACAAACTTGTTAAAGAAAAGTACGAGATATTGGTTGAAAGTTGTGATTTGAAAATAAATGCTTTAAAAGATAAAATTAAGAGGTGGGAAGAGATTCAAGATAAGATCCAAGAAAACCAAAAGATTGATGGTCAGTTAATTAAAGCCGATTTAAGACTTGAAGAACTTGAAAGAGAAAAAACAAGAATAAATTCTTTAATTTCTGGTAACCAAGTTTCAATCTCTTCGTATAATGAAAAGATTGATAACAATAAAAAAATGATTATCAAAATCAAAGAGGAAGAAGAGAAGGAAAGAATTTACAAAATTTATATGGAGGCCTTTGGTAAAAATGGATTGTCAAAAATCATTATGAAAACAATGATGCCTTTGATTAACTCTGAACTACAAAGATTGATGGAAGATAGTTGTTACTTTAAATTAGTGATTAATATAAATGACAAAAATGATGTTGAATTTTTAATGATTGATAATAGTACTGGTATTGAAAAATTAATGGTTTCAGGATCAGGATATGAAAGAACAATCGCATCATTGGCATTACGATCGGTACTTAGTAAGGTATGTACTTTGCCAAAACCAAATATTGTTGTGTTTGATGAGGTCTTTGGTAAAATCAGTAATGATAACTTAGAAATGGTATCTGAGTTCTTCCAAAAAATTAAAGAATATTTTGATAAAGTGTTCCTTATTAGTCATAATCCAATGATTAGTCAATGGTCGGATACTATCGTTAAGATTAAAAAAGAAAATAATAAATCAAAAGTTTTGTAGTTAATTATATTTTAACACTATATTTGTAAAAAAATTAAAAACACATATGAATTACTTACTTTTTGTATATTACGACAACACCGTAGAAAACTCAGAAGAGAAAACAAACGAAATTGGAGGATCAATTGCCGATCAAATGACTTCTAAAGAAGTTAAGTTTGTCTTTGGGGATAGACACGCAATATTTCATTTTACGTCAGGGTTACCCATTGATGAAATGGCGGGATGGATAGACATTATCGTAAATGACTTGAATTGTTTTGAGTATTTTTTAATACCAAAACCAAGAAATTCAGCATCAAATCTTGATAAAGACAACTTAGATTACCTTCTTTCGTTAAAGAAGACTATTAAGAAAAAACACACACCAACACCACCAAAATTAAGAACAAATAATCTAAAATTTAATGAATCATTTATGGATATCGCGGATCTAATTTTTAATTTAAAAAGACCTGATGTTTGTAACTTAACAATTGATGAACTGTTAGATAAAATTGGTGATCAAGGTATGGGATCATTAACAGAATTAGAAAAGCAAAAGTTAGACGAATATTCAAAATCACTATAATTATATACATATGAAAGACAAAAACACAGGAGCGCCAATTAATCAAGAAGAAATTTCTCACTACCTTAAAGACATTAGAAGAATTAAGGTAATGACAGCAGAGAGAGAAAAAGAACTGGCAAAAAAAATGAAGTCAGACAATACCCCACTTTATGAAAGACAAAGGATTGAACAAGAATTAATTCAAGGAAACCTTCGTTTTGTTATTACAGTTGCAAAACAATATCAAAATCAAGGGCTTGATTTGTCAGATTTGATCGCTGAAGGTAATTTAGGTCTTATGAAAGCAATTAAACACTTTGATTGGAATAAAGACCTCCGTTTCATTTCATACGGTGTGTGGTGGATAAAACAATCTATCATCCAATCATTAAATGATAATTCAAGAACAATTCGACTACCGGTAAATGTTGTTCAAGATTTACAAAGAGCAAAAAAAGAAGTTGAACAATCAGGCAAAAAGTTAGAAGATAAATTTTCTACATTACCTTCAATTATTGATCTTGATATGTACATCAATGAAGATGGAGACACATTATTAGACATGATTGAAAACAAAGATGCCGAACTTCCTGACGCAGTATTTAACACCAAAGACATGTTAAAACAAAAACTTTTTGGGTTATTAGATGTTTTAGATGATCGTGAAAGAGCAATTGTTGGTGATTATTTTGGACTAACAGGAACACCACGAACATTGGAAGATATTGGTTCTGACTTTGGTTTAACAAAAGAGCGTGTTCGTCAGATTAAAGAAAAAGCTCTTCGTAGGTTAAGAAATGATTCTTCAGAATTGTTTGACTATTTATAGCACTGGGTTGAACCGAGATTACCCATACAACTCGGCGGAATGAGACACGAGGTTCTCAGGGTGAAAATCCACAATCTTATCTATATGGTAAGATGAAATTACACTCCCCCACCGGTACCAGTGGGGGTTTTATTGTTTTATAGGGTTTATATTTTTCCTTAATTCAGTTACTTTAATATTTATCTAATAAACTAAATCAATGAATAAAAAATTTTTACCTTGGTTTTTGTTGTTTTGTGCAATAGGACTATCAGGAACAGCAGCGTATTATAGCGTTGTTGGTTTATCAATCATCTTCTCTGCAGTTGCAATCCCCGTTATTATAATGGGATCATTTTTGGAAATATCAAAAATTGCTATTGCAACATACCTTCACAACAAATGGAAGGAAACATATATAGTACTTAAGATCTATCTCACGATTGCTCTTGTAACACTTTCTTTTCTCACTTCAATTGGTATTTACGGACTTCTTTCTACAGGATTTCAAAAAAACATTGCGGGACTTGAAATAAACAATAAAGTAATTGAAAATATTGAAGTTAAGAAAAATAGATTTGAAGAAATAAAGACTGAGTATCAAAACGAAAAAGGTATTTTAGATAAAGACATTACCAATCTAAGAAACGCACTTTCAACTAACACAACTACCCAATCAATTGATAAAACAACAGGACAAGTCATTACAAGAGCAAATGGGGGTAATAGAAAAGCTTTTGAGTCTCAGTTAAAAGTTGCTCAAGAAAATAGAGATGGTATTTCTAAAAAAATTGAATCACTTAATGATAGTATTACAAGATTAGATATAGAAGTGTTGGACCTTACATCCGTAGAAATTGAATCTGGTGAGTTAGGAGCGATAAAATATTTAAGTGAGATTACGGGATGGGATGTTAAAAAGACCGCAAACTTTTTTATATTAACTTTAGTGTTTGTTTTTGACCCATTGGCAATTGCGTTAGTAATTTCCACAAATCAAGCGTTTAAAAACTTTAGAAGAAAAGACGAAGATTTAGAGAGGGACACCAATGTCCCTCACAAAGAAGATACCATACATGATACCATACATGATACCATACATAATCCCATACATGATGAGATTGAGATTCCTGAAAGTTATTTAACACATCATACCCCCCAAGTCACCCCCCAAGTCGAACCTGAAATTATTGAAAGAATTGTTGAGGTTGAAAAAATTGTTGAGGTTGAAAAAATTGTTGAGGTAGTTAAAGAAGTACCAGTAGACAGAATTGTTGAGTTGGTTAGAGAGGTTCCTGTTGAAAAATTAGTTGAAGTTTTTGTTGAAGTACCTTACAAATATTATGTTGACGAAAAGGGTCAAGTTTATGATGAGAATGGATCTTTAATGGAAGGAAAAATAATTGAAAAAAAACTTGAGGAAATGGAAAGAAAAGTTTTGAAGTATAAAAAATAAATTATGGAGGTCATTGAGAAACTAAACCACTCACACTTCAAAGAGGAGAATGAAAAGTCACAAATTTTACTAACCCACACATCAAGGAATTTGATTGATCATATGGTTTCTATCAAGTATAGATTTGGTGGTAGGCCTACTAAACTACCACACTATTTTGTAGATAGAGAAGGTAAAATAATTCATGTTATAGACAACATGAAAAATGGAAAATACTCAAATAATGAAAGAGTAAACGCAAAATCTATAGTCATAAGTTTAGAAAATCTTGGTTGGTTAGAAAAAGTACCACTTAAAAATCATTACATTAACTGGATTGGTAATATTTATAAAGGAAATATTGTAGACAGAAAGTGGAGAGATTATTTTTTTTGGCAACCTTACACTGAAATACAGTTAAAAAAAACTGCAGAACTTTGTAAAAGTTTGTCAAAAGAAGTAGGAATTAGTTTGAATTGTATTGGGCATAATACAAAAGTTAAGGGATGTGAATCATTTCTTGGTATATTAACTAAATCTAACTTTGATGAGTTTGCAACGGACATTAGTCCAGCTTTTAATTTTGAAGAATTTAAAAAACTATTAGAAAATGAGTAATTACGAAGAAATAAAAAAATTGGTTGAAAATTCAAGAAAAATATTTTCTAACATGAATGAAAGTGCCAAAAATGAAATAAGAGGAAAATATTCCCTACTTACAGAACAACCTGTGGAAAAAGAAGTTACAATTAATCAAGAAAAAAAAGATTCTGATTATGTTGGAAAAAAACAAGATAAACAAAAAGGATATAAGATTCAAGGCAATGTTTTGGTATTACATGGAAAAATAGATTCCGATTTACAATTAACGACTGACGAAAAAAATGCGTTTACTGAAAGTGTTGACGAATTTAGATCTGAGGTTGCAGAATTGGTTGAGTTTGAAAAAATGGATGTGTTTTCTGAAAATGTTGAGTGGTCAGGAAAAATAGTAGAACTTGATTTAGAATTTTTTTATACAATTAATGAACCACACGGAATTTATATAAATGGTCAAATGGTTAAAGTTAATGAAGAGTATTTAGAATTAATAAATAAATTACAAAATTACTACGAAAAGTTTAAATCTAAATGGAGTAAGATTGTGTCATCAAGACAAGAAATGTAATGAAAGAATTTTTTATTAAAAATTGGACAACGATCACACTCTCAATATTGGGGGTGATTTTTGTTTATTTGTTGGTTAGAGTTTTTACACCAACACCTGACATGTCTGAACTTAACAAATATAAGTTAGAAGAAATTGATAAACACATTAATGAAGTAAAAACCCTTCAAAAGAACCTTAGTGACTCAATTCAGGTTTACCAACATAAAATAGATGAGATTGACAACAAAATCTTAAATATAAAAGTTGAAAAAAAAGAGGTAAATAATTACTACACGCAAAAAAAAGAAGATATAAAAAATTCAGACAATAGAAAAATTGATAGTCTGTTAAGAAGTAGATATAATTTTTAATATGAAACAAATAATATTTTTAATTTCATTTGTATTTGTTAGTTTCATTTCTGAGGCTCAAATTAAAAAATCCGTTGATACAATACAAATGAGTATCCCTTATAACATTGTTCAAAAAATTTTGTTTGATCTAAATGACTACGATAAATTAAAAGAGTTATCAATTTTAGATAAAAAAGAAATTACAGAACTTAATAATAAAATAGTTTTGTTAGAAAAAACAAACAAAACTTGGGTTGAAAAAGATTCTTTAAGTGGACAAATAATTTTGCAAACAGAAGAAAAAGTAAAAATATATAAAGAAGAAAACAAAAGATTAAATAAAGAATATAAAAGATTAAAAACTAAAAATACCCTATTTAATATCATATCAGGAGTAATAATTGCACCATTAACATACCTTTTAATTATAAAGTAATGGCACTAACATCAACAGATAGGAAGGAAATTGAATCAATGATCAAAAAAGAAATAAAAGATTTTTTTGATTCAAACAGTTCTAAACAATTTGAAAAAAAATTATTAGACAAAGTTTCTTCTGAATTATCTCGAGGTACTTTAAAAAAAGATGTAAAAGAATTAATAACTAAATCCTTTCAAGAATACTTTACGGTTATGTACCAACAAAGAGGTTTTTGGGAACAAAAATTCAGAAATGTGTAATGGACCAAAATGTAATTGATAAGTTAAAAAATGCGGTAACATCAAAACTTTCTGGTCAATCAGATTTAAGAAGAAATGTTATAAAAAACATTGAGAAAGGTGAACAAAAAGAATCGGAAGAAGAAAAAACACATTATCTTTCATTTTTAAAAGACAAAAAAGATATTATTGAAATTTATAAGATAATAAAAAGTTCTAAATTTTCCGTAAGAGAAAAAAGAAAAAAAATAAAAGAATTTTTAAATGAACCTGAACAACTCAATGATTTTTTTAATTCAATATTAGATACAAATACAAAACATAAAGAAGAGACTAAAGAAACTACGGGAGCCGCCTCAGCTGGAGGATATTCGGCACCTTTATTTAGTTCCGGACCAAACTCGGGATCCACATCAGCAACAACAAATAATGTTAAAACTATAAGAGAACAAACTGAAAAAGTTGAAACAAAAGAAGCGACCTCATCTTCTTCCTCAGGCCAATACAATCAACCTGCCGTTTGGGCAAAATCATTAAGTAAGAAAAATTGGAAAGGAGCGTCGACTAAATGGATGCCAGGCGCTAAAAGAGTACAAGTGAAAGATAAATGTAAAAAATTCCCATACTGTAATCAGGGGGATATAAGAGCGTTAAAAATATTTGAAAACGACTCAGTTCAAAACGCCATAGATAGTGTCTCGAGCAATTATAAGTTGGATAAAGATTTTATTTCAGAGATTATATTCAACGAGATTAAAAAAAGGCAAAAATAAAGATATTTATTAATAAAAATTAAAATGAGTAATAAAAACTATATAGTAAATGCTTTCAGAAAAATCTTAAAAGAAGATCTTGAAGAAAAGGCGGAATCGCTTATGAACAAACTTGATTACAACAAAACTCTTAAATTGAACAAAGATAATGAATTTGATTATGTTCAAGAAGAAGAGAACATGGAAGGATCTAACATGTGTGAATCATGTGGTGGAGAAATGAACGAAGGTGAATGTTCAGAATGTGGCAATATGTACGAAATTGATCTTCAAGAAGAAGAGAACATGGAAGGATCTAACATGTGTGAATCATGTGGTGGAGAAATGAACGAAGGTGAATGTTCAGAATGTGGCAATATGTACGAAATTGATCTTCAAGAACTTGGAGGTATGGATGACGGACACCCAAGATTTGGAAAAACAAAGTTTAAAAACCAAATGACTAACGATGAAATTGAAAAACTTCTTAAAGGTGATGAGGACGATGACGATGACTACGAAGAATTTAATTTTACAGACTATGATGATGAAGATAATGACTTTGAAGATTTAGATATTGAAACAGATTGGAATGAATTAGAAGAAAATGAGGAATTTAATGAATATGAAAATAACTACGAAGAGTTAGACGAAAAACTTTACGGAAAACAAAGAAATATTGATAAAAACAAAAACGGAAAGATAGACGGAGAAGACTTTAAAATGTTAAGAAAACAACAAGATGAAGAAGAACAACTTTATGAAGTTGATTTTGAAAAAGAAGAAACTGATGAAGGTAATGCTTTCACAGGGGCTTTGTCTAACGCTAAAAAACACCACAAAGATGAATTTGAAGTTGACGGTAAAAAATATAATGTTAAAGAATCAATATTATTTACAGAATCAGATTTAATTGACTTAATTGAAAATATTGTAAATGAAGAAAAAAAGAAATTTTCAGTTAAAGAACCAAAGGGTTATACAGAATACGAAAGAGTACACAAGGCAGATAAAAAAGAAAACGAAGATTATTTAAAAAATGTCGCTAAAAAAATGACTGATTATTTAAAAGGATCTTCAGATAAGTTTTCTAAGTATGAAATGAAAGAAACTCAAAAATTTCCAACGGAAAATGGTGGAATGAAAGCTAAAAGAAAAAAATATACCCCATCAGACGCTGTTGATGAATATATTGAAGCTTTTTCTTATCCAGGACAAACTAACTTGGTTTATGATGAAATCAAACCTAATGATGAAAAAATTAAAGGTCAATTAGTTGGAAGTAGTACTAATGGAAACGCACAAGTTGATAAAGACGGTAAGGCTTTAGGTAATGTTGTACCAAGTGAAGTAGGGGAGAGATTCTATAAGAACTTCAAAGATAACTTATATGGTCAAGAACAGATGAATGCTTCTTATAAGAGACAACCACAACCTGTTGATCAAGCCGGTGAAGAAACTGAAAGAGGTACACTTAAGTCTAAAAGAGGTAAAAAAACAGCTCAAAGTGTTTTAAACAAGTTGGAAGAAAGTAAAAACATTAAACAGGAAAATCAACTAAACGAAGAGTTTGGCAGAATCCAACAGTTAATGGGATACAACAGAAAGACGCAATAATTTACAAAAAAATACCTTGTCCTATAATTATTCATAGTTAGAGATGGCTATGGATAATTTTTTTAATTACATAACTAAGAATTTAGATCCCGAAGAAGTTGATATTTGGTTTCGAGTTAATAATATAATCCCTGAAAAAATGGAATTGTATTATGATTTTTCATTTAGTTTGTTTTTTCTAATTAAATCCACATATTTAGGTAATTCTGAAAATAGTAATGAAACCAAAGTTGAAATGACTGAGGGTGACAACTTAAAACATTTTGAGTGGTGTTGGAATAAAATTTTGGAAAATTTCAAAAGAGAAAGTATAACTTTTGAATTTGAAGGGGAACACAGAGAATACTTTTTCAACTTATTTCAAGAAATTTACTACAATCAAAATAAAGATGTTATAACAAATTCAATAGACAATTTCTTTATCGACTTATTCAATCGAGAAAAACCATTTACTCAAGTTGATTTAGATTTAATTTATAATATTTACAAAACCTTAGATAAAAATCTCACACTATAAACTTTACATTAATTATAAAAAATGTAATTTAAATGTAATAAACAATAATTTTTAATAAAATGAATAGTACAATTGAACAAATCAAAGAATTGACAGAACAACTAAGTGCTGATGTTAACAAATTTTACACAGGTAACAAAAGTGCCGGTACAAGAGCTAGAAAATCTTCACAAGATCTTAAAAATCTGCTTCAACTGTTAAGAACAGAAATTTTAGAAGAAAGAAAAAAGTAATTTAATTATGTTAAAGTTGGATATTTTTTTTCTTTTCCTTTTTGTGTTGTCTATTTTGTATGTATTGAATCAAATCTTCAAAATATTTAAATCACTAATAAGTGATGCACCGCAAAAAATAACTTATGGGATCTGGGAGAAAATATCCAATTATTTTTTTCTTACATACCTAATAACCTATATACTATACCTATAAATTATGTATAACGAATTTAAAGACATATTTAATTATTTAGTCTCAATAAGAAAATTAAAAACATATTTAAGTATTGATATAGAATTTCCAATTACATGGAAAATACCAAAAAGGTTTGTTGATGAAGATAAAATAATGGAAAATCAAAAAGTTAATGAAGATAAAAGATTTTTTTCTTTTGTTAGTGAGTTTAATCAAATAAACCTTGATAAAACGGTCCAAAACATTAAGAATATCATTTCATATAATAAAGAAATTGAAATGAAAGAAAGACTTTTAAAACAAAAAATTGACGAACTAAAAAAGATTTTTGAAAGTAAGAATTTAGAAAACCTTCAAACACTCAAGTTTGAATTATTAGAACAACAATTAAATGATGGAGAAGAAGATTTTAACGAAGGAGGAACAAGCAATAACTTGGTTGAAGAGTGAAATTGAAAAAGACAAAATGGATTTAGAAAAAGAAAAAAAACGATTCATTGAGTCTATTAAAGAACTTGAAGTCAATCAAATAGTTGAACCAAAGAAAAAATTAACATTATGGGAGAAAATAAAGAAAGTAATACTAGCATAATTGAAGGTTTAGCTTTGGTGACAGACGCAATACAAACTATGTTCCCTGATGGAAAAGTAATATGTGTTTATGAATTAATTGACGAAGACTTTAAACAAGTACAAATTAATTTTAGAAAAATAGATCGTTCGCATAACAGGTTTTCAATAGATATTTCAGGTACGGAACATGTTTTTATAAATGAAAACTTTAAACCACTTGTTATTAAAGAACCAAAAAAAAAAACAATTAAAGATAAATTATTTTCTTTCTTTAAAAGTGGTACTGGTTCTGTAGAGTAATTTTTTATCAATACCCATTTCACTTAAAATTTCATACAAATATTTTTTCTGAGCTTTAGATGTTTCAGAAACAATTAAACAATCCATTCTTCCGTTATCAATCATATAAACATTTAAAGAATTTAAAAATCTATGAGACTCAGATTCATTTTTGAATGAGAATAGATTCAAACGATCATCGTCCTGTACAACAACTTTATTATTAAGTTTTGAAATAAGTTTTAATGATTTTTTTAATAAGTACTTTTTAATAAATTCCTCAAAGAAAATTTTTGTCTTATTGGTGACATCATATATACTTTCAGGAACATTGTAAGGGGTCAACTCTATTATCTTATAATCATCGTCCACATCAACCTTAAGCTGTCTACCTAAGGGGTCCTTAATGTAGTACATCTCAAAGTTACCATCTTTCTTACAGACAATACCTAATTCATAATCACATTCATTTGCATTCTCGACTTTTTTATCAAAATATACCAACTCACTTTCTTTAATTTTTTGATTATAAAAAAGTTTTGCTCTCTCAAGTGTTTTAAACTTGTTGATTATTTTTTTTCTTTTTTTATTCTTAAATAGAACTATTAAGTAATCCATAACTAAAAGATACAAATCAATTACAATAAATGAATAACGAAGACTTATACGGAGTATTAGGAGTGGTAGAAAATTCCACTCAAGACGAAATTAAAAAGAATTACAGAAAACTTGCCAAAGAAAACCATCCTGATGCGGGAGGAAACGAAGATAAGTTTAAAAAAATATCACAAGCGTATGATGTGTTAGGTGATAGTGAAAAAAGAAGACAATACGATCAAAATCGTAGAAATCCTTTTGGGGGGTCAAATAACATGAATGATATTTTTGGATCTATGTTTAACCAAAGAGCTCAAACACAAAGACCAGTACATACCTCAAACATAACAATACAAATAGGTGTTTTGTCGTCTTTTATAGGGGGTAAACAAAATTTAACATATCGTAGACAAAGTAAGTGCGAACCTTGCAACGGAACCGGTGGTGAAAAAATAACATGTAATGGATGTAATGGTTCAGGAATGGTAATTAGACAAATGGGGTCAGGAATGTTTGTTCAAATAATGCAAACCGCATGTGATTCATGTTCAGGTAGGGGATTCAACTTTAAAGAAAAATGTTTTGTGTGTAATGGTAATTCATCCACAACAGAAATGAAAAGTGTGGAGATTAATTTACCACATGGTATAGATAATGGTCAGTTTTTAAGATTGAATAGTATGGGGGACTTTAAAAATGGAACATATGGTGACTTGATCATTAGAATTGATTTGAAACCAGAACAAAATTTTGATAAGATTGGTAATAATTTAATCTATAATGCTTTTATAACAATTGAAGATTTAAAGGAAGGTACAATTAACATCCCACATCCTGAAGGGTCTTTAAGTGTGAAACTTCCTAAAAATGTTGACACATCTATCCCGTTACGAGTAAAATTAAAAGGATTTAAATTAGAAACAATTGGTGACTTGATTGTCAATCAATTTGTTAGACACAAAAGAAATTAGAATAAAGATATAATATCTTTAATAAATGAAACAATTCCGTAAATACCAAAAAAGGTAAATATTCCACCAAATATTAAAACAAACGATTGTGTGTTTTTAACTTGCTTACTTTCATCACAAGTCGCGCATTTTACTTCTGTTGCTTTTTTCTCTTCCATGTTTATAATTTAATTAATTAAGTGTTGAAAATAAATATTAAAATAATATTTATTATTTGACGCACTTTTTTATATTTATATATATTTATATAATATGAGTAAACCAGGAAGACCAAAAAAAGATGAAGAAGATAAAAAGGTAAAATACGGCATTAGTATTGATCGATTTTTATTTGATAAAATGAAGAATGAAGAAATTAGTATCTCTAAGTTTATACAAGAATTAGTAAAGGATCATTATGAAAAGAAAAAAATTTAATGAAAATTATTTTGAGGTAATAGACACTCCTGAAAAAGCTTATTTTCTTGGTTTTATTTTTGCGGACGGATGTTTAATTGATAACCCAAAAGAATATAGATATAAATTAAACATCAAAATTAATAATAAAGATGAAGATATACTTAAAAAGTTTATATCTTTATTAGATAGTGAAGTTAAAATATGGAGAAGCAATAATAGAGATATTTGTGAAATTGGGTTTTCTAGTAAAAAAATGATAAATGATTTAAAAAATATTGGACTACACCAAAATAAAACATACACAATATATTACCCCGAAATTGATGAAAAAATTGAAAGACATTTTTTACGAGGATATTTTGATGGTGATGGGTGTATTAGAATTAATGAAGATAAAAGAGATCATTCTAAACGAGGGGACTTGAGAATTGTTGGGGGTTCAGTTAAGTTTATAGAAACTTTAAATGAAAGAATGGGTAAACTATTCGGAGTTAATGTTAATAAACTTTATGGACCAAAGAATAAACGATATAAATTTATTGGTTGGGCAGGTATGTCGGACATTGAACGAATTTACGATGGATTTTATTCTGACACAGACTTGTTTTTAACTAGAAAAAAGATTATCTTTGATGAGGTTATTGATATAATCAGAGATAAAAATAAATACAGAAAAAAATAATAATTTTGATTTCATATATTGGTGGTAAGAGTAGAATAGGTAAATGGATTGTTCCTTTCTACGATAAAAACATGGAGGTTTACTTAGAGACCTTCGGAGGCATGTACTGGTGTTTTTATAACATGGATCTAAAACAATTTCCCAACCTAAATAAAGTTGTTTACAACGACTTTAATCCCCTAAATTACAACCTCTTTAAATGTGTTCAAAATCCAGATGAACTATTGAAAGCGATTAACGCAATTGATTGTCAAAAGTTGGGATTGGAACCAACACCACCAATCTATAAAGAACAATTTATAAGCTTTCAGGCTGAAATTTTTAATAAAGATTTCAGCGTAAAACCTGGCGATTATGAAGTTGCTGCTAAGTATGTTTATATTCTTACTCAAGTATTTAGTGGGTCAAAACCTGAAACATCTAGTTTTATTGACCTTAAAGGTAAGTATAAATCAAAATATCTCACATTTAGGGATAAATTAATGAAACCTGATTGGATTGAACATTTTCTTAAAATTACAGAAGTAGAAAATATGGACTTTGCTGATGTAATTAAGAAATACGACTCGCCATCCACATACATTTATTTGGATCCACCATATTGGAAAACAGAAAACTATTACTCCAACCATGATTTTGATCGTGAAGATCACGAGAGGTTAGCAAATGTATTACATGGAGTTAAAGGTAAGTTTTCTTTATCCTACTATGACTTTGAATTACTCAATGAATGGTTCCCAAAAGACCAGTATACTTGGGTGAAAAAAGAGTTTGCTAAAGCAGCATCTGCAAAAAAAGGTGAGAAACAAAATATGGGTGAGGAATTACTTATTATGAATTATTAATTTTTTACTAATTTGGAATATTTATTAATAAAAAAATATTATGTCAATTAGGTTCACCAATCTATTAAGAGATCTTATTGTTGAAAGTTCAAGATTTCAAGTGCTATTCGATAAGTTTGTAAAACCAAAAGAAAAGGCTAAAAAAGGTATAATGCCATTTGAAACTTTATTTGCGTTAATTGTTGCCGACCCAACAACAAAAGTTCCTAATGGTATGGATATTGATAATGTTAAACCTCAGGATATGGAACGAGTTAAAATCGGAAAATATGCTCAGTGGTTAATCAAAAACTTTATTATGCCTAAGTTACCGGCAGACCATCCTTTAATGATTAGTGATCCACAATCAGGTCAATACAAACAAGCATTAAAACAATTCCAAGATCTTTTCATGGAAGACTTATATAAGGTCACAATAAACCTACAAAAGTTTGAAAGATTTAAAAATAGGTTAGCACAAGAATATAGAGATATAAATAAATTAAGTATTGAGACTTTACAAGACCAAGTCAAAGATTTTAGTTTAGAAAAAACTAAAGCAACTGCTGATGAGAAAAAAGAGGCCTCTATAACATATGATCATCCTGGTGCTAACATTGTTTATAAAGGTCAAGATTGGACTGTTGCTAAAATTTCAGACAAAGGTCCATTAGGTAAAGAAGCGGCATGTTTTTATGGTGGATCTCATAATGAAGGAAGACGAGGAGAAACTACTTGGTGTACATCATCACCTGGTCTTACTTGGTTTGATAGATACATCGGTAGAGGACCATTATATGTTGTAATCCCAAACAAAGCGAGATCATTCAAATCTTACGGAAAAGAAACAGGTGAAGTTTCAGGATTACCAGCAGACAGATACCAATTCCATTTCCCTGATAATCAGTTCATGGATGCTGATGACAGACAAATTAATTTAATTGAGTTCTTAAATACAAATGAGGAAGGATTGAAACAATTCTTTAAACCTGAATTCATGCAGTCATTATCTGGCGATAAAGGTGAGAAAGTGGTTATTGATTATCCTGGTGATTCAGCGTCTAAGTTCATTGCTCTATACGGATTTGATGAGTTTTTTGCAACATTACCTGAAAGTTTAAAAAGACTTACATTTAAAAATACATCGAAAGATAAAATATTACTTAATATTCCTAATGACATTGGAAGATTTAAACAGTTAAACGCAATCAACTTTGTTGGGTGTGTGGCTTCGTTACCTGAAGCTATTTGTCAATTACAAAATTTACAATACCTATCTTTGGTAAATAATCCTGATCTTCAGATGTTACCTGAATGTGTTGGGAATATGGAAAACCTTATGGTACTAAACCTTGGAGGATCGGATCCTAAACGAGTTCTACCTGAATCAGTATTCAGAAGAGCCGAAGAAGACGAAGACTTCAATTTATTTACACACTCATAATTATGAAAAAAAATTTATTTCTAATCACAGAAGAAGAAAAAAGAAGAATCTTAGGATTACACGAGTCGGCAACTAAAAGAGGATATCTTTTAGAACAAGAACAAACCGTACAATATTATAAAGATCAAACAGGAAAAGTTATCAAACTTGTTGGTAATTACTCGGCGCCGTTAGGATCAACACCCGCAACTCCTGAAGAGTATGCCGCTCAAAATAAACCAGTAGAAGGTGGTGGTGGACAAGGGGCTAAAGTTATTACAAATAATGACAAGTCTTACGATTATAAAGAAGAAAATGGTAAATATTATTATTCTAAAAAAGGACAAAATCAGTGGGTTGAAGCTAAAGGTGATATAAATAACCCAAAATCTTCTTTAGGGGCTATTAAAAATTTAAAGTGGGACACCGCAACACCAATGCCTTCACCAACTAATTCCACACCAAAAACACCCGCAGGTTCAGGAACACCCGCAGGTCCAGGTTTGTCTGGATTTAATGCCGATTCAGATGGTAATGGTATCCCTGATTATTTACAAACACAAAATCCACAAGATAAATCCGCATTAACAACTACAGGAACACAACCAACAGGGACTAGCGGAGTTGCGGGAACATCAGGGGTTCAAGGAACTAGTGTAGTTGCGGGAACATCAGGGGTTCAAGGAACTAATGGAGTTAAATTATTAGATAGGGTACCTACTAATAAAGAAATAAGACAAGGTTTCAGAAGAAGAAAAAGAATAAACAACAGAATGGATAGACAAAAAAGGAAACAACTTGACGATCTATACAATCAGTACGAAAAAATCGGTGGAAGCATTCAAAAATTTGCATCTCGTGATGATGGATCGCCAGAATTTAAACAACAAATAGCAACTTTAGAAAACCAAATTAAAAATATCAACGCTCAGATTGACAAACTTGAATCAACCTAAATTCTGATTCATTTATGATTTAGGCTTAAAAAATCAAACTAAAATATGGCCCTCACTTCGGTGGGGGTTTTTTATTTAACAAAGTATTTATCTTATATGAAACTGATTATAACCAAAGATCAATTAAGTCTAATCAACGAAACTTATAAAAGAGATCGTTTTGATGTTGAGTATGAGGACGAATATCCACAGTATAAGAAGTTGTTTTTAAAGACAATATCAAAAGATGTTAAAGGGTGGGGCGACGGTGAATGGCCAGGATCAATATATTTGATGAATGAAAAGAGGGAACCTTTATTTGTTTATAGAAGACCATCAAGAACCCTATATTATGATTATTCAATAGGTAGAGAAATGGAAGACTTCATTCCTTCGCACATAGTTTCAAGACACTTGAAAAACGCAGTTTATGATTATTTTATAAAGTTGTTTCCTGATGTTGAAATAAAAGAGGTGAATGGTGCTAATATTATATAGATATGAAAATAATAATATCTGAACAACAATATATAATGTTATCTGAGTCAAAATTAGATGGAATGCAAAATCTTATTAACATGGCTTTTGAACAAGTCAAAGAAAATTGTGAAGGTGGGTATTATGTCAGATCACACTACAATTACATATGTGACCCAATAGAAATGATTGAAGAAATAAAGGTGGTGGATGTATCAAAAACAACTTCTATGGATTACTTTGAAAAAAAAGAATTATCATCCATACATATAACCGTTGATATCAATCTTGATTCTATACATGAATATAATAATTTAGACAATTTTATTTATGAATTACAAGAAGAATCAAGAAATATTATAGGAGGAAAATTAGTATCCATATCAATAGGGGGAGTAACCAATAAAAGAAAAGAATTTAATTGGTGATGAAAATAATAATATCTGATAATCAATATAATCTTATTAAAGAATCAGTTGCTATTAAAAATATAGAGGCAATTAAAAATCATTGGAAAAACCAATTAAAGAAAGGTGAAAAAATAAGATTTGATAAAGATGATCTTGAGTATTGGGGTATTACTAAGACTTCAGACAAAATCCGAACCCAAATAGCATTTCAAGAAATAGTTGGTGATGAGGTTTTTGCTAAAAATCTTATTAAACCATTGTTAAACAAAACATTTTCAACAAAAGATTTTAACGATAGAACTGTTGGTGGTTATGATTTTGAGTGGATAATAACTCAAATGGTATATAATGATTTTGATTTCTATTTATATGGGAAAATTTTACCTGGTGGGTCTGTTACTCTTATGGATGGTAGGTATTTATCTTTAAATGATGCTTTAGAGGATGGGGATATGTGGTGGGAAATTGAAAGTGAAGTTAAGGATGTTGCTGAAGATTGTATGAACGAAATAATTTTACCTTTTACAGGTTATCAGGTAGAAGTGTCATTAATAAATTAGACGAGGAAATGAAAATAATAATAACGGAATCTCAAGTGGCATTAATAAGAAGGTTAAGTGAGTTAGATCAAATTCTTGATACTAATATTAAAGAATTAAATAATGATATAAAAGGTGGTGGGCCAGGTAATAAACCTGATAATTTTGGCGTTTATGAAAATTGGTTGATAAATAGAATTAAAAATGATTTTGAAGATAATAACCCAAAGATTGAATTTCCAATTCACGATTTTAAGATGTTAGTATCAGGGCAATTTAATGATAAAATTAGAAAAGGTTTTAATAAAGTTAAAAAGAGAAGATGAAAATAATATTAACAAAAAGACAACAAAGGTTAATAATTGAAAATTTTACAGAGGAAAACCTTCGTAAGTTGTGTTATCAAATTTGGGACAAACAAAGAAAGATGGGAAAAGAACCTCATCTTGATGATGTGATTTATGATATTTCTGGAATTAAAAAAGAAACTCGTGATGATTATGATACAATTAGACCCATATGGTATAGATATAATGGGGGTTTTGATAGATTATTTAAAAAACTTAAAGATGAAATTGACACTAAGGAATATAAGTTAGTTGATGATGAATTTAATTTGGAAACCAAAATAAAGGTTGTCCATCTTGATAGACAAGGACAATTTGTTGAAATTATGGTTGATGTTGATCCTCGTGGAACTATGGAATTTCATGGTTGGAACGAAGAAACCGAAGAAGAATATGTGGTGAACGACACAATAGATGCCGCTTACCATGAGGCTTTACTTAGTTATGAAGGTAGCGATTTTCAAGGAATGATTAGAAGTTCAGTATATGATTTATTTTATAATTTATTAGAAAAATATGGAATTCCAATTGATGTGGATATTGACTTAAAAGAAATTTATTAATACTTTTTAAATATGGGACCAATCGAAAAAAAAATTTTAGAATTATTAAAAACAGAAGGACTTTCTGAAGAAACTTTAATGACTTTAACTATTTTAAAAAATCAAGTTATTGAGGATGAAAAAATAATGATTAATGAGGCATACCAAAAAGGTTATTTTGATAAAGAAATGAACCGTAGAGCCACTTGGAACTACTTTGATAGCAGATACAAGTGTTACTTCTCAAATTTTAAATTTGGCCAAATTAAATAATTTTCGTATCTTTGTGATATGGAAGACTTAACTAAACTTGAATTACCAGAAATTAAAATTCTTTGTAAACAATACGGTATTGGTATTGTTGGAGATGAAAAATCTTTAATTAAAAAACTCAAATATTTCTTAGAACCTATTGGAGATGTGTTAAATACACATCCTGGAAGAAAATTAACTAATGGTAAAAAAATTGTTGGTGTTAAAGTTAACAACCAAGAAGAAATTAATTCTATTTATAAGAAAAAGGGTCAATTTTTATATTATTCTTTGGGGTATCACTATTATATTGTGACAGAATAAAAAACTTAGATATTTATTAAATAAAAATTGGCATGAAAAAACAAATAATAGAAGAGCTTAACGATATAAAGTATCTTTTTAATTACAGTATAGGTAAAGTAATTTCTGAACAAGAACAATTTGAATCCGAAGACTCTGATTTTGAAGAAATTGATATTGATGATGAAGATGATGAAGATGATGAAGATGATGAAAATAATGATATTAATTATCTAAAAAGTGAATTTTCTGAAGAATATGGTTATGGAGATATGGATACAGGTGAAGATTTAGAACCTTCTTTTTATTCAGATGGTAATTTTTTAGGTATGGTAAAACCTAATCGAGATGATATGGAAGTTGATGAGGATTTAATTGAAAATAGAGAATTAGAAGTTCCAGTTAAACCTGACACAAAAACACCAACCAAACCAAAAAAACCTGGAACTCCGTATAGCCCTAAACCTGGACCAAAGAAAAACCCAAAAGCAAGAAAAGGTGATATGCCTGATTGGTTAAGTTTTGATGAACTTGGAATTGATTTTGAATAATATGAAAAAAAATACAAATAGATTATACACGGAAGGCATTTCCAAAAAAGACTTATTAAGACTTATGGAGGCACCTATTGACTACGAAGGACCTGAAAGAATGGCTGGAGATGTTGAGAAAAAAATTACGGGAAAAGAAACCCCGTATCATGGATTCCCTGCAATTCCAAATATGGATAGAGACTTTATTGAGTTAATATCTTCAAAAAGATTCAAGGACTCAGTTGATAAAGTTAGAACGGCAATGGGGGACACAAGAACAATTCAAGGTTCAAATGCTCTTATGCAATTGATGGGAACAGTTGGTCAGGCAATGCAAAAACTTGTCATGATTCAATCACAAAATAAAGAGGTACTTGAAAAATTAGCGGTTGAACTTGTTAAAAATGAGTTAGGTATACCTGATGATGCAATGCAATTCAAAGCCGAACTTGTGGGGCAACCTATGGGAGCGGCAGAAGGGATGCAAAGTGAGCCTGAAATGCCAAGTGAAGAAGAGGTTGAAGAATTAATGGGTGATATGGAAAACTTTAATTTGGAAAGAGAAAAAAGAAGATTCATTAATTCACTTATTCAAGGTGCGGCTTTTAAAGGAGGACACATGTATAATCTTGTTAAAAATGAGATCAATGACATTAATCCACAACTTATGAACCTATACGCTGTCACACAATCTTTAATGGAACATGCATATTGGATATTTCCTAACATGGAAGGAATGGCCGGAGGTGGTGGTGGTCAAATGGGTCAATCAGAAGTTGATGAAGAAACGGATCCACCAACAGTTAAAGCTAAGGCGGTTACATTTCCGTTGTTGGTTCACGAATTAGTTAAAGGTGTTTATGAAATATTTGGTTCACACGGATTGCCTGATGACCCAAGACAACAAGAAATGATATTAAATGCTGAAGACACTTTACCTTCAGAAATTTGGGATTCAAGACTTGGTCCTGTATTTTGGGAAAAGTTTATGGCATCATATCCTATGGAGTTGTTTGATGAAGACAAAAAACATATACAACATTACTTATTTATGCGATTCTCGTCATTAAATGCGGAAGAGTTTATGAGAGTTGCAAAAATGATTCTTAGTGGAGATCCTAAAGGACAACAATTTATTCAAAGAATGGTTGATGACATCATTAAAGAATTAAAAAATCAAGAATACCGTGATGCGATGGGAGATGAGGATGATGACGATGGTGATGATTTGAGTGGAATTGATTTTAGTGATTTGGGACTTTAATAAGTCCCATTTTTTTTTATGAGGAATTTTTTTCCTATAATTATTAAAAATGTTAGTTATGAAAAATATTGATTGTGAAATATACATAAAACAACTTATTACTTTTTTTGAAACTAATCCAGGTGATTTAATGGAACTGGTTGGGGATGTTCAAAAAGAAGACTTTTATAAGAAGTTAAGGGAAAAATGTGAAAAAAATTATGATGATGGTATAGACCATATTATAACTAGACAACAAATGATTAATATAGTTATGGAATTAAAAATTCCCGAACTATTTGAAACCCCAAACCCTAAGTCAGTTGTGGAAGGGTATATTCAAAAAACAAAGTGGGGTAAAATAATTTTAAATTAATTTTTTAAAAAGTTTTGTATTTAATAAAAAACGCATATCTTTGTAATGTGATAAACGAGAAACAAAATGAAAACAATAGAACTTACTATGATGGAAATATGGCAGGCAACTAGACCCATCGTGCAAAAAAGTAAGAAATCCTACACTCGTAAAACCAAACACAAAAACAAAGAAAATAATAAACTATGATATACACACCAGAATTAATTAAATCAATTGCACCGGCAGTTTTTGCAACATCACCATCTTCTAAAATGACGAACAAGTATGAGTTCGTACCAACCAACGAAGTTATGGAGATTTTTGACCGTGAAGGTTGGAAACTATCATCTGTAAAACAAACAGGTAAAAGTATTCACGGAATGCATGAGTTGAAATACCGAAACAGCGAACTACCAAAAGTTGGGGACACAGTTGTTGAGGCAATCGTTAGAAACTCTCACGATGGAACGGCAACATTCTCTATGGGATCAGGGCTATTCCGATTGGTGTGTTCAAACGGACTTACGGTTCCTACATCAGTGGCGGAAAAATTCTCTATTCGACACAATCACTTCTCATTCGACGATGTTCGAGGTTTGGCTGAGAACTTCTCTAAGAAACTCCCAAGAATTGAAGAATCTGTTACTCGAATGATGGAAAAAGAGTTAACTGAAAAAGAAAAACTTCGTTTGATCAAAGAGGCAATTAAGATCCGTTGGGCGGTTGGAAATGGACCTGAGTCTATTGACATCACAGACCTTCTAACACCGTTTCGACCTGAGGATGAGGGAAGTGATCTTTGGACTGTGTTTAATGTAATCCAAGAGAAAATGACTCGAGGAGGATTTACTTACAAAACTCCAAGAGGAAGACAAACAACTCTTCGTGGGATTAAGAGTATCCAAACCACAAATCGTTTAAACACTAAACTTTGGGAGGCAGCGGAATTAATGTTGGTTTAAAACTATGGGGGTGAAATGCCCCCTTTTTTACATTATGGGAAAATTTAAACACGAAGAACAATTTTTAAAAAATTTAACTGAAAGAACTAAAGAGATGTCCTCAATTATGGAATTAACTGATGGACACAGTTTATCGCCATCAGAATTAAAAAACAGACCTAAATTTACCGAGTATTTTTCTGATTCAGTACAATTTTCCGATGGAATTAGTAACTCAGAATCAATTTATGTGTATGATGAAAACATTTACATATATTTATCTAAAAGTGATCCGACGATCTCTTCTTTTTCTTGTAAAATTTATTATCCTATAAGAAAGAAAAAAGATGTTGAATTCTTTATATTAAACTTAAAAAAAATGAAAAAAAATGGAAATTAATAGTGTAGATTTAAAAGAAAAAATTAAAAATGGTGAAAAAATAATTGTGGAGTTTTGGGGCACTTGGTGCCAACCGTGCTTAGCTATGAAACCTATATTTGAAAGAGTTGCAAATAGTAATGAAAATGGGAACGTTCAAATGTATACGATGGACATTGACCTTAATAAAGAGACTGCTATTGGATTTGGTATTAGAAGTATTCCTACAATTAAAGTTTTTAATGGTGGGTCAGTTATTGACACTAAAGTTGGGGTGTTAAATGAGACATCCATAAAAAATATGGTAACAGAATTAATCAATGGATAAGTTAGCAATACTTTTTACAATGAAAAGTTGTCCCCATTGTCAAGATTTTAAAAAAATGCTTGATGAGGCAGAATTAGATTATATTGAAAGAGACATTTACGAATATGAGGAAGAATATAATCTGTTTGTTGAGGCAACCGATAATGAATTTGTTCCCGCATTTATGTTGATTGAAAATCCTGAAAGTGAAAAACCGTTAACTGAGTTATTTGCTCCTGACCGAGATTTTGAAGACATTGATCAAGGACTTAACATAATTAAAGAATTTTACGAAAGATAACAAAACCCCCTCTTAACGGAGGGGTTTTTTTATAATAATACAATATCTTTTAGTCTATCTTGAATCAAGTATGGTTTATCTAATGATTGATCTGTTATATCGTTTGTGAAGTTATAATCAGACAGTCTTTCTTTAAACTCGGATAGATCCATATCAAAACAATCTAAAACAAGACTTTCAATAGTTTGTTTTGGGATCTGAGAATCACATACCACTTTAATTTTATAATCCTCATCTTCATTTAGTTCACTTGAATATCTAAAAGACAATTGATCTACACTCAACAAAGAATACATTTGATTAAAGATGTAATGTGAGTAATAGAATATTCCTCTACCACACCCTAAACTGTGACCATAAGGAAACTCTGATGAAATGTTTATTTCTAAAATTGGTTCATATTCTGTAACATATAATGACTTATTAACTGTGATCCATGTTTTTGAAACATCTGTAATTTCTTGATCGTATTTAATGATGTCAATAATGTTAATGTCTTCTTTCTTAAGTGAATTAAATAACTCTTTGTTTAATTCAATAAATTCAGTTTTTAGTTCATTTAAATCCAACACTTCTTTACTCGTTGTTTGACCATTTACAACTACAAAGGTTTCACAATCTGTTACTTGGATTACTGTGTTGTCCTTCTTATCAAATTTAGAAAGGATGTCGTCAGCAAATAGATTCACAAAGTATCTTCGTGTGTTTTTTTCTAATTTTCTCATATTTTTTATTTTTATAATTAATATGAGTTTTATTTGGATTTATAAATAGTTAGATATAATCATCAAACATTTC